ACTGCCAAACGATTCTTATTATCTGCATCAGCCCACCCAGACATACTATTATTAAAATCTTTACGATATGTGTACCCCATTTTGTTAGCCCATCCAAAAGAGGCACCCATCTTAGCTGACGTGCGCCACATAGCCCAATCTGTGAATGCTAAATCTCTGTATCTGTTTTGCTTCCACCAGGATCTGCGTATAGGTGATCCACAGCAGAAATAGCAGTGATCAGCTGTAGCGATTTGCTCATTAGTTAAATGTGGTGGTAGATAAACTTCGGCACCATTTGTGTGCATACCCATTAACCATATGTCGCATGTTTGTTCCATGAGTCCCTCTAATGCATCAGGTTTAATACGATCATCTATATCCAGTACCCATATCCACTCTGTATCAGTCATTTCAGCAGCACTATTCCAGTACCAGGGTGATTTCCAAATCCACCCAGGAGCAGGCTGTGAAACTACACGCTCAGCTCTTATATCTCTCAAGCGATCACTAGCACAAATTATTCTCTTAGGCTGGATAGTTAATTTGTCTATAGCCTCAGACCAGCCCTCTATGTACTGATCATATTTATCACCATAAATGGCTGTAATTATCGTTACATCAGCTACCATCGTGATGGCATACCTAATGTGGACTGACGATCATCATGATAAATCCAGGTAATTTCAGGGTGATGTTTAATTATTCTGTCATGTTCCACTAGACGTTTTATTAGTAGAAAATCATCGCCTATGCGATTTCCCCCACTATCTAAAATCATGGATTCAGGTTCATAACCCTCTGAGAAGCCCCCAGCTCGTTTAATCGTAAGTGTTTTGGCTATCCACGTTATAGGTACCTGATGCAAGTCATCATTAGACCAGGGAACGCCAAAGTATCTTTCAAGGTGACCAGCATTACCAGAAGTTTGATATCTAAACCAGGGATATACTAAGTCAGCATCCGATTCTGTAATACATTTGTAGATTACCTCTATATGCTGAGGTAGCAGTTCATCATCATCATCCAGTACAGCTACATATTTGGTCTTAACTTTTTTTAATAGTTTATCTTTTATCGCTGCTCCACCTAATTTATTACTATCTTCCATAATCAGATGTGCTGCAGGTTGCAGTGTTTGTGCTTCTACACTCTTAACTGCTCTGGCTAACAAGTCTGCTCGGGGTGGAATGGTTGCAGTAATAATGGTTACATCAGATGTCCCAGGCATTACGTCTCCTACGTTTAATAGTCCATCTGCCCTCTGACAGATCTCCTCGTTGCTCTTTATCGTGATAATAGTCTGCGTTGTTTGGAAATGTCTCAGCGTTACGTGCTGTGTAACCTGCGTGCAGTGTGGATGAGTTATCGTGCGCTACAGGTATGAAAGAGTGATTGGTTTTGATATTTGCGTAATTACATCTGCGCTGATAGTCGTTATCCTCAAAATATGCAGGATGCAGTCCCTCATCAAATAAACCTATTTTATCTACGACCTGCCAGCCGACTGTGAACACGCACCAGGGCTGAGGTGAACCTGATAGTACTAATGAGTCTGGTGTAGCTGTTTCTGCAAATAATTTAAGTGACTCACCTGACCACTCAATATCAAAGTTACACACCATCCAGTAATCAGCATATGGAAATGCTTTAATGCCTAGATTCCACGATGTAGATACACCTAGATTATGAGGAAATGTCCAGTGATGTACTTTATTAACCCACTGATTCCATACTGGCTCATAGTTACTAGAGCCACTGTTATCTATGATTACTAAATCTCTTACTGGATAATTTATAGATGCGAGCATGCGATCTAGTAAGTCATGTCGGGCTAGGACTGGGACTATGAGTACAGGAATCATACTTTGCTTTCTGAGGCCTCTGCTGGTATCCCTGGGCTTTCAATAGAGACTCCTCGAACCCCATCATTCAAAACTGGTGCAGGTTTGCCATAAAGGGTGTTTAGAGCCTTAGTCCAGTACTTCTCAAAGACGGCATCAGCCTCATACTGGGCTGCAAAATCTATCGCTTTAATAGATCTGTCATCTGCTTTAATGTAGGCCTCATCTAGAGCTGAAACTATTTCAGGGATAGATGGGACATGGAAGAAAGACTTTTGTGGTGCATCCCATAATGGTTGTCCACCTATGAGCCAGCCATCTCCACACAACTCTGTCGATGCTGCAAAGTCTGACACGATAACTCTGGTACCACACGCTAAAGCCTCAATGGTTGGTATTCCAAAACCCTCACCGTATGAGGTAGCAAGCAGAACATCCATGCCAGTGTAAATCGCAGCCATCTCATTAGCTGGGATACCAGTCCTTAGCATGTATGGATCTACAAACCTGTATTGCTCTTTTTTAAGTCCCACAGATTTTATTAACTCCAGCATTTTGATGCCACCTAAACTACCTAATGCATCAGTGTGTAGGTAGAGGACTGCATCGGGATGCTTTTGCGCAAACATAGAAAATGCCAAGATATTTTCACCGAACGCTTTACGGCATGGGTACACACCTTTATTCGCAGCGTTCATGCCAACCACGAATGCATCTTCTGGTACACGCATCATCTCGCGAGCAGTAATCTGCTCATCGTCTCTGATAATGAAATCAGTTGGTTCGTACACACGTTCGATAGCATGTGGCACATACTCGGATGGAATGCCAACGTTCTCAAGCATGGCTTTGCCGTACATACTCATAGCGATAGGTGTTACGAAGTCTTGTCTTACCCATGCAGCCACATCAGGTGGTGCTGGCATGTGATCTATCGGTGTCCAGGCACCTATGCGCCAGTCAGAATATCTAGGTCCTTTGAATATCCACTGGTCGAATAGGGTGATCATGGCGTGCTCAGCTGTAGGGTCATGTCGATACCAGTCATACATGTGTGCAGGAATTACATCGTTGCTCCACTGATCATGTCCACGTGGATAAACTGGGACATCACCATAAGGTGTAGGCCATGTAGATGCTGCCGCTTCTAAACCATAATTAGCAGCAATAGCGATATCGTATCCAGCCTTTTTAAATCGTGGTACTGCCTGTGCTGTCTGTTGCCCATATCCAGTAGTAGCCCAGGGTGCATTAGACATCCATAAAGTTCTACGTTTTGTGTTATCAGATTTGACAGCATGTAAATGTCTAGGTTTTTGTTTTGCTGCTGCTCGTTTGTCAGCTCTATTCACGCAGGACTCCCTTTATATAAGTGTGACCCCACACTACATGAGCATGGGGTCAAACTGGGGTCTAGGACACGACCTGCGCTTCGCATCCTAGACGACTATGTACTAGTTAGATCAGCTGGTTGTTAAATACTTAACATGGCTGGTCTGAACTAGGTTCCCGTCCAGGCGTAGTTGAGCCCTGAACGTAATTAGGTCTTGGTTGAAGGCATAATCATCGGATCTATCGATTCTTATTCCACCAACTTGACGTACAAAATATGAACTCAAGTTACCAAAGACAACTGACTTCACAGCTGAACCTACGTTACTCATCGCTGGGTTTTCATAGATACGGTGACCTAATAACAAGTCGCGATCTTCTGAGTTCATTGATGGGCTGAATAGGTATTGACCTGCATTGTCTTTTAACTTACGTACTGCTGCGACTGTGTTTGCGTTCATCATAAAGCCAGAGCCTGGCAATCTGCGTGCAACTGTGTCGAGTGAGTACACAAGTGAGATAAGGTCATCTGCTGCTAAGGATGTAGCTGTTGATGCTACGCCTGAGCCTGCGCGAGTAACGATACCGTTTGGTTCTATAGTTCCTGTACCAAGAGTCAATCTGCTATTTGCAGTTGTACCCATAGTGTTACCGATTTGGTCGGCTAGGAATCCAAGAATGTCTACGCCAGCATCTTCAACTAATTCACGTGTAACTTGGATTAGGAAACCATATTTGTATGCACCTAAAGTTACGAATGAGTTGAATGTAGGATCTGCTTCGGAATATGCTGCTGCTTCTGCAGTTGCAGTTCCTTGTGTTGCGCTGTATGCAGACAGTGATGGAATTTGTAAGTTCTCTCCACCAGCAGTGTTCAGGATTGTAGAAGTCTCAAGCATAGGACCAACGAAACGTGCTAGCTCAATGATTCTGTTGTAGAAAGAGGTAGGTACAGGAGATCCAGTGCTGGATTTTGTAATATCTCTCTTTTCAAATTCGTAAGATCTGATATCGCCACGTGCTAATGAACGAATAACTTCTGCTTCATCTTTAGCAACTGACTTATCGCCTACAGGTTGTGCTTGTGCTTCGAAACCTCTCATTGCTTCTGCTGCACGAACTTCGCGATCAGCATCTGCTTTTAATGTTTCGATGATTTGTGCTCTGCGATCTAGGTCAGCTGAGATGTTTTCATATTTAGTGTTTTCATCTGCTGATAGTTCGCGATTTTCTGCTGCTGCAGCATCTAGAAGAGCCTTTGCTTCTTCCCAGGCACGATTACGTGCTTCATGCTGTTGTTTAATATAGTCCAATGACATTATGTGTCCTTTTTGTGTTAATAGGGTTGTATTACATTTCTGCGTGGCTCACACGACAGGACAGATAGTGGTGGCATCCACGCAACTACCTAGAGATATCTTATCTCAGGTTTAGCGTGTCTCGTTACTTTCTACGACTCTAGTCTCTTTGACTGGTTCGTACTTTTTAATCTCAGGTTCATCTATTTTAATAATGGCATCAGCTAACGCATCTGCGATGTCTTTGATAGCACCTGATTCTGGATATCCAGCTGTTCTAAGTATGGTGTCTTTCACCTGTTGTCTATTCATTAGAGAGCCTTGTAGACTAGGTCTAATTGTTTGCGCTTGATGTCTAGGTTATTAAATGATCCTAGTAGTGGTTTGTCATCTCTTAATTTTGTAACCACTTCTGTAATGAGGTCAGCATTTTCAGCGTTAAGTGATTCACCAGATTCTAATTTTAATAATGCATCAGCTAATTTATCCACATCCGTATTTGTTCTGGATGCCACTATTTCAAGTGTTCTCACAGATGCTGTAGTCGCTTGATATGCAGGAAAGCCTGTAACGATAGACACCTCATGTAGACGTATGTCTAGCAGTTCGCGAGTTCTACCATCATCTGACCATCTGTCACCTTTTTGTGGGACAGAGAAACCGAATGACATAGCATTAACGTCACCTCTTTGCATTAGCACAGATAAGTCACGACCATAAGTTGTGTCAGGTAATTCTGCCTCTGCTAATAATCCTTTAGAGTCCTCAGTAAGTTTTAAAGTCTTTGCTCTAGTGGATGCTAAAACCATATCCATATTATGATTAACGAACATTTTAATTTCGTTACGCGCCTTAAGTGAGCGCTTGAATGCACCTGGGACTATACGTTCTGTGAAAGGTAGTGGTTCAGAGTCGCTATTAAATACTGCTGCATAACCTGTGAATCGCATACCATTATTAGTATCGGGCTCGAGTCTTATCTCAAAGTCCACATCGGTCTTAATTCTGCGTTCTACTTTTGTAGTCATGCTTTTATCCTCTTTATCTTTATCTAATTGTATAGCGATACTCGACCATCTGCTGTTCTGTTCTTCTTTATCTAACTGACTGACTATTGACTCGGCATAGTTCATCGCACGCATAGCTGACGACTTACTACTACCTGAACCCCATAAAAGATGTGCGACCAGTCCAGCTCCTGGATATCCTGGGTCATCAGGGTTTCTATTAGATGGTGCATCTAGATCTACCATGTGTCTGGCTATCCAGGGTGCGATTCTTCTCCACTTATCCTCTGACACTTGACCATTAGCCATAGCACGTGCTTCTCTTAAAGTTTTATCTGTCAAACCATCACCACCGAATCCTTGCGCATTCAGCTCTAACCCACGTCTGGCTGCTGCTCGCATGTATGCAGGTGGTGTGAGATTAACCTGTCGTTCTTCCATATCATCATCTGGAGATTCCATATCATCATGTGGTTGCCATGCGTTGCAGTAGTAAGCACCATTTACATAGTCATCCCACTTCTCGCAGTAGGCACGTAGTTCACCATCAGGATATTCTTTGATATTTGACTCATCATAGAAATAACAGTTCCCACATGCTCTGCCCTCAGGCACATCTGGTGATAAAGATGGTCTGTAGTTATCTGGTAGTGCTCTATCCTCTGTGGGCAGACTACGAGTAGATCGTGGATGTCCCTCTGGTAGTAGATCGTTATCGGTTACATAGTTTGGATTTTCTGGTCTACCATTACGCAAAAGATACAGAAACGCATTTACTCTTGCCATCGACCATGCTGCTCTGGATATACCTGGTCTGTGAGATGTTGAGTATGCACCTGATCCACGTCTATAAACGGCTTTCAGCTGTCCTAATGTCGTGCGAGTGTAATCTGGTTTATTTTGCTCAGCCATCTTGTCATTATGCTCAGTCACTTTATTTCTTAAAGCCGTAGTCGTAGCCTCACTAAAAGTTACTGACCCACCAGCACCCTGAGCACTATCAGGCTCATTCTCGTCACTACCTTGTATCTGATCTGATGCTGGAGCAGGAGCACGCTCACCACCTGGCTCTATATCCTCAGATATAGAAACTGCAATCATCTGATCTATAGCATCCTGTTTAGTGGTATGGCATCCGATAACTTCGCCATCATCTTTAATAGTTGCCCAGCCTGCACAGTCGGCTGCAGAGTCTGTAATAAAGTATGGCACTATTTACCCTCGACCAACCATGTAATTAAGAATGGTCCTGTCGCTGAAGCGACTGCATACATGGCATCATTTTGTGCCAGCTGAATATCTACGTGCGCTTGCTTATGTAATTTCAGACCAGTAGACGTAGTAACTCCAGCAGGTCCTATATACACGTTGTCAGTATTATCTGCTAAATGCATATGTAGTGCCGTTGCATAACCATAATTACCTGCGATTTTAACTACAGCAGTACCGACTGAAGTCTGTCCAGTTATTAAAGACACTATTTGACCTCATAAACTGACTCAGGATCTAATGGATCTAT